GGGATGCCCTGGGTACTTAGACGGAGGCTATCGTTACTGTCCTGAATGCGGAGGTGAAACTTCGTATTACAGACAAGGATTATTAACAGATTGGAAAGACGAGAGCCAACAAAATAACAATAAATTTGAATCTGAAAATTACACGCAGTTGCCGTTTTAGGAGGATAAAATGACTTACTATAAATATGTTCCAGAAAATCCTTTGGATTTTACTCATCCGTTTTTGACAATAAGCCAAATGAAAAAAATGATAACTCAGAGCTTCATAAAACCTAGAGATTATTTCTTGTTTGGAGATTCTCCTCAGGATTTAATCGATGATTTAGATCGACAAATTAAGGAGCTTTTCCCAAACGGAATTGATGACTCCTACTTAAGAATGCCTGTTCTCGTATTTCCAATCCCTACTGGTGAAATGTGGAATCAAGTAAAATATTGCTTCATAGTTAAAGAAGAAGCAAACGGAACGACATATATTTACTCTCCTGTCAGAATTTCATTTCTCGAGAAAGATACAGACTTTATGCCAATTGATAGTAATATCATGAAATAAAAAAACACGCCCCTCACCGACTAAAGTAAGAGCGTGTCAAACAAAATAACCAATAGGCCATCTGCTACGCCTATTGTACCAAACCTAAGGAGTTGAAGCAATATGGCTACATTCAAGCAGTACACAAAGAAAAATGGAGAAAAGCAATGGATGTTCAAAGCTTATCTAGGTACCGACTATTTAACAGGTATTAGAATAGATACAACACGAAGAGGCTTTTCTACAAAGAGAGAAGCACAGTTGGCATTAAATCAATTGTTAGTTGATTTTGAAAACGGACAAGTCGAGAAACAACAACTAACCACATTCAAAGAAATGTATGACATTTGGTTTAATGTATACAAAACAACAGTTAAAGAAGCGACCTGGATAA